ATATTTGGGAGGAGCATATTTTAAAAAGGGATTTCATTGAATTAGATGAGTTTGAAAATGATTATAAAAAATTTATTTTTAATATCTCAAATAATGAGCCCTTAGCGATTGAATGTGCAATCGGGTATCTAATATCAACTTATAAGAATAGGAGCAACAATAAAGCTATTATATTAAACGACGAGGTTATATCTGAAAACCCAGAGGGAGGAACTGGGAAGGGTGTTTTTGTACAAGGGATAAACCAAATTAGAAAAACATCTATTATTGATGGGAAGTTATTTGATGGTAAAAAATCATTCCCCTACCAAACAGTTAGTTTAGATACTAAGATTTTAGTTTTTGACGATGTGGTTAAGAATTTTAACTTTGAGGAAAAATTTAGTTTGGTAACGGAGGGGTTAACTTTGGAGCGTAAAAATAAAGATGCGGTTAAGTTAAATGTACACGAAAGTCCGAAACTTATAATCTCAACAAATTACGCAATTAGAGGGGAGGGAAACAGCCACGACCGAAGAAGGTACGAATTAGAAATCGCACAATTTTATGGGAAGGATTTAACTCCAGAGGATGAGTTCGGAAGACAATTGTTTGACGATTGGACACTTGAGGATTTTAATAAGTTTGATAATTACATTGTCTATTGTTTGCAATTATTCTTAAAAAGTGGCTTGGTAAAACAAAACGCTAAAAATATTAAAATGCGTAAATTTATAGCTGAAACCGCAATGGAGTTTTTTGATTGGGTTAAGGAGAGAGATAACGTGCCTCACAACGAAAGGCTTGATAAAAAGTTTTATTTTGATAAATTTATTGAGGAGTACCCAGACTTCAAAAAATGGTTGACTCGTAAGAAATTTAATATTTGGGTACAGAAATTCTGTTCATTTATGAAGTACGAATATATGGCTGACAATTCAAACGGTCTGCAATGGTTTATGATTAAGACAGATGAGAACTTGGAAGAAGATAACGATATAGCATTTTAATTATGGAAAATAAATTGACAATTACAAACGAAGATAATATTTTATTAATGGCACGTTATCCAGATAACTATTTTGACTTGGCGATAGTAGATCCTCCTTATGGTATAAATATGGGGATGGGGCATAAAGGAAGCGATAAAAGAGGTGATAAAAATAAATATAAAACATTTGCAGGAGGAGATAATTCAATTCCTAATAAAGATTATTTTATTGAATTAAAAAGAGTTTCTAAAAATCAAATTATTTGGGGTGGAAATTATATGACTGAATTTTTAGAGCCAAAAGCAAGTTGGATAATTTGGGATAAAAAACAACCTGAAAATTTTAGTATGGCGATGGCTGAATTAGCTTGGAGTTCTTTTGGTAGTCCTATGAAAATATATCAAAAAAGAGTAGTTGGTGCAGATGATGTCCGTGTACATCCCACTCAAAAACCCGTTGCATTATACAAATGGATTTTAGACAAATACGCAAAGCAAGGCGATAAAATACTCGATACGCATTTAGGCTCTGGAAGTATAGCAATAGCTTGCCACGATTATGGGTTTGATTTAACAGCTTGTGAATTGGATAAAGAATATTTTGATAAGGCAATGCAAAGAATAACAAATCATACCAACCAAACTAAATTATTTTAATGGAACTTAGACCATACCAAGAGAAATTATCAACCAAAGGAGTTGAAATTCTCAAGCAAAAGAAAATAGTATATTATTGTTGTGAGGTCAGAACTGGAAAGACATTAATTTCCCTTAATACCGCAAAGCTATTCGGTGCTAAAAATGTATTATTCCTTACTAAAAAGAAAGCTATATCCTCAATTCAATGGGACTATGATAACTTCGGTTTTCAATTCGGATTGACTATTGTAAACGATGAGAGTTTGCATTTAGTGAACGAGGATTTCGACTTAATTATCCACGATGAGCATCACAGATTTGGTGCATTTCCAAAGCCTAACAAAATGGCTCAGTTGTTTAAAAAACGTTACTCGCATTTGCCAATGATTTTCTTAAGTGGAACGCCAACACCAGAAAGTTACTCGCAATGGTTTCATCAATTTTGGGTTTCCGATCATTCGCCATTTAAACAATGGACAAATTTTTATAAATGGGCAACTGACTTTGTGAATGTAACTCAAAAGCGAATAAGTCACGGAATGATTAAAGATTATTCCGATGCAAATGAGGGGTTAATTAAACGCATACTACAAAACTATATTATAACTTTCACTCAGGCTCAAGCGGGTTTCACTACTTCGGTTAAGGAAATGATTTTGGAATGCGAAATGCTTCCAATAACGGGCGAAATAATAAAACGACTTAAAAAGGATTTGGTAGTTAGAAATTCAGAGGGGCAAATTATTTTAGGAGATACCGGAGTAAAACTTATGCAGAAGATACATCAACTCTCCAGTGGCACTTGTAAATTTGAGGATGGCACTTCAAAAATTATTGATTTATCAAAGGCAAATTATATATTCAATAATTTTAAGGATGTTAAGATTGCAATCTTTTATAAATTCAAAGAGGAGTTCAATGCTTTAAAATCGGTTTACGGTGCATTGCTTACCGATAGTGTTGAGGAGTTCGACAATACCGACAAATGTATCGCATTACAAATCGTTTCGGGGCGTGAGGGAATCAGTTTAAAGAACGCTAACTATTTGGTTTATTATAATATTGATTTTAGTGCAACGAGTTATTGGCAATCTCGTGACAGATTAACCACAATGCAACGACAATCAAACGAGGTCTTTTGGATATTCTCAAAAGGAGGTATAGAAAACGACATTTACAAAACCGTACTTAAAAAAAAGGATTATACACTAAAAATTTTTAAAGAAAATAATTTGCATAATTTAAAATAAAATACATATATTTGTACAACCGCCAAAGTAAAACATAAAAGACCTCTTTCTTTTGCACTTGGCGGTAGCAATCGAAAGGGGTTATTTTTTTAAATATGAAAATAAGTGAATTACCAAACGAAGTAAAGAAAAAAGCATTAGAGTACCAAAGAAATGACACAGGCACTTATAATAAAAGTGCAGATAGTCTTGCATCCGCTTTTTGTTGGGCAATGACAAAAGAAGGAGTGGATTATTGGTTTGATTGGGATATGAAAAATGTTACAGGAATTGGAAAACAAAAGCAATATCAAATAGGTATCGATACTTTTGAAAGATCCGAGAGCAATCTTACAAAGGAGGAAATTATTGCGATATGTAAATTCAATATCGATAAGTACTGCTGGAGGAAAAAAGACCAAGACAAAGAGGATTTTAAAAAAATTATTGATTATGCCAATTGGGCAATTAAAAACTTGTAAATGGAACATCTAACAATTAAAGACCAAACTATCGGTTTACATTTTGAGCCTCAGGTTGGTAAAAATAACCGACCTTTTAAATTGTTTGGTACTCGTAAAAATGAAGAGATGCCACAGAAATGGATTGACAACAGTTTTAAATGGCATTGGATCTATTCATTTATTTATTTGGACAACGATGAGGTCTTCGAGTTGGAATTTGATTATAATGATAACTTTAAAAAAAAATTATGAAACCAGAGGATAAAAACGTAATCAAAGCATTTTTAGTATTAATTTTATTTATTTTAATTGCAATATTATGACACCAAAAGAAAAAGCAAAAGAGTTAGTTGATAAGTATATAAAACTATATCCAAGTTATATTGTAATGTGGAAAGGAGATATAGAAGAAGCAGAAAAAAATATAAAGAAAGGTGCATTAATAGCAGTAGATGAGATAATATATCATACAGAGCAAGATAGTAGTAATATACCATTATACGAATATTATAAAGAAGTTAAACAAGAAATAGAAAAATTATGACCGAGCAACAGATTCAAACGAAAATTAAAACTAAACTCCAAGAGCGAGGCTGGTATGTTACCAAACTAATTAAAACCTCAACCAACGGCATTCCAGACTTACTGGCAATTAAATATGGCAAAGCTATGTTTATAGAAGTCAAACGAGAAAACGGCAGACTATCACCGCTACAACAAATGAGAATACAAGAGCTGAGCGAGTCCGGTGCAATTGTGAAAGTATGGAGCGATTTTGAAGTTGATTTTAAATAACGTCCTGCGGCTATGTGTAGTGCCGACCTTGATAAATTACTACACTAACTTAAAAGACAAAAACAATGATTAAAGAACAGAACAACAAAAAAGAAAATAAGGCATTACATATAGGTGGTGTTGTAGTGCGTAAAT